GAGAGATCCACTTTTCCAGAAGGTTTTTGACGAGTTGGAAAAGCAATATTATGAAACCTGGAAAGGTGCAGACCCAAGTGATTCTAAAGGCAGAGAAATCCTTTGGCAACTATTATGGGCAACAGACCAGGTTCGTAACTATTTTAATGTTATAATAGAACGAGGAGAACTTCATAGGAATGATATAAGCAGGACTATGAAGAGAAAAGTTTAATCTTTAAACAAGGAGCAACCAATGGCAACAGGACTCCAACAAGCAGAAGAAGCATTCGCAGGTATGTTGTCCGGGCAACCCGATAAGCAACAACAGTTGGAAGCAAGTACAGAAGATGCAGAACCTGAAGCAGAAGAAACTGAAGTTGAAGCATCTCCTGAAGTCGAAGAGTCAGAAGAAACTGAAGAAGCAGTAACTGAGGAACCTGAAGAAGCATACTATCCTATTAAGTTGGATGGAGTGGATCATGAGGTCACCCTTGGGGAAGCACTTGCAGGGTATCAGAGACAAAGCGACTACACCAAAAAAACTCAGGCACTTGCAGATGAAAAGAAGCAGGTGCAAGCAGAAGTCGAAGCTGCAAAACAACAGAGATTGCAGTATGAACAAAGTCTGGAAAGATTAGCACAGATTCAACAATCCCAACTACCCCAGGAACCGGATTGGGATGCTTTGATGGAATCTGACCCTTTAGAGTGGATGAAACAGAAGGAATTGTTTCGCACCCAAAAGGAAAAAGCCCAGGAGTTACAGGCAGAGCACTATCGGATGCAACAGGTTAAGCAAGCCGAAAAAGAGGAGCAAATGCAGGTATACCTCCAGGATCAACACCAGGCTTTAATGAGTGCAATACCTGAATGGTCAGACCCGAAGGTGATGCAACAGGAAAAAAATGACATCAAGAATTATGCTATTTCAATAGGATATTCTGCTGATGAAATTAGTCAGGTTTACGATTCAAGGGCAGTTCTGGCATTACGATCTGCAATGATTGCATCTGGATTGTCAGGTAAGGGAGCAAAGAAACTCAAACCTGCACAAAGTGCAATCCGGGCAGTATCACCTGGAAGTGCACCTGAAAAACCAAAAAAACAGACTTCTGTTCACAAGGCTAAAATCAGGTTGGCAAAGTCAGGGAAAATGTCTGATGCTGCCGAAGTTTTCAAACAACTGTTGTAAAAGACAACTATAAGAAAAGGTAAATATGGCACAAGTATATTCCAATGCTTCTTTTGATACATATGAAGCAATTGGTAACCGGGAGGATTTATCCGATATTATTTATAATATCTCTCCTGAAGAAACACCTGCTGTTTCGATGGCAGGAAAAAGATCTGTAACAAGCACACTTTTTGAACATCAGACGGAGGCACTTCCCGCTGTAAGTACAGCGGCCCAGATGGAAGGAAACGAGATTACTCCTACTACTGCAAATAACACTGTTCGTAATTCTAACCAGTGTCAGATTTTGCATAGAGCAGTATCAGTTACTGGAACTCAAATGGCAGTAAATCGTGCAGGGGTTGCAGACGAATTAGGACACCAAATGGCCTTGATCGGCAGAGCACTCAAGAGGGACGTAGAAAAACTGATCCTTGGGAACTCTGTTGTTAATACAGGCGCTGCCGGGACTGCAAGAACAACTGCAGGTATCCTTGCAAAACTTGCTACCAACATCTCCAAAGGTGGTGGAGATGCTGCAGGACCAACTGCTGCCCAGGCCGCTGTCGGATCAACTGCCAGAACAGATGGAACTGCAAGAGCATTCACAGAAACGCTTTTAAAAGCAGTTTTAAAACTCTGTTACGACAATTCTGGAGATCAGCCAACACAAATCCTGATGTCATCTGCAAACAAGCAGTTGGCAAGTGCATTCGGTGGTAGAGCATCTGCTACCCAGGTTGTTGCACTTCCAACAAAAGCCGATGAAGTACAGGCAAATGTCAGTGTCTACATTGGTGATTTTGGAACGTACAGCGTACAGGCAGATCGTTTCATCAGAGGTGAAAAGGATGTGTTAGTTCTAAACCCAGAGTATATCAAAGTAGCCCAACTGCGAGGCTTTGAGACTGTACCACTGTCCACAATCGGTGACGCTGCCTCAAAATTTATGGTGTGGGAAGGTGGACTGCAGGTGGATAACGAGCTGGCTCATGGCTTAGTTGCTGACTGTGGTGGATGATAACTAAAGTTTAGTTAACCCTTTAACTGCCCCTCTTCCGGGAGGGGCATAACTATTTTTGGAGAGAGTATGGAGAATTATGCCAAAATATACTACCCCAATGGGAACAGTGGATGGAGTCACAACAGAAGTTACCACTGAGGATGGAGATGGTACCATCCATATTACTAAGAAGCAGGATGTCCAACCAACACTAGACTACGCTAAATTTCTCCGGGAACAACCTGTCAATCGAAAGGCATTGGACAGGAAAGTTGCCGAAATTCCCCCAATACTTGCATCAGAGTTATTAAGAAAAGGTATCCTCCAGGATACTAAAAGACTTTTGAAATGGTTGGATAGGCCAGAGAATAAACCATTTCGTACCTGGGAAGGGAGATTAAGTTGAAATGCCTGAAAGAAACTATAAAAAAGAAGCACCCTTTCATAAAACAAAAAAGCAGAAGAGGAGAAGGGCATTAACAAATGCTGCCAGGAGGATAGTTGGATTGAAGGTTGGTGACCCAAGAGAAGTTGATCACAAGAAATCTCTTGAGAATGGAGGAACAAATAATCGTAAAAACCTGAGAATTGTAAGCAGGTCAACAAACAGGAAAAAAGGTAAAAAGTCTAGAAGAGCAACGGCATAAATGGCAATATCAACAAAAGCAGAATTACACACTGCAGTAGCCAACTGGCTAAACAGATCTGATCTTACATCAAGGATACCTGAATTTATTGCCTTGGGAGAAGCACAATTAAACAGGATACTCAGGACCAGGGACATGTTGACCAGGGCAACCACCACAACTAATGCCCAGTATGTTGCCCTTCCTTCTGACTTCCAGGAAATGTTGAATGTAGAACTCACATCAACTGACCCTCCCAGGAGATTGCTTTATGCAACCTCAGATCGGTCAGATGACTACCGGGAGCAAAAAAGAAATAAAGAGGGGATTCCAGTTCACTATACAATTGAAGGTCTGACTCTACAACTCAATCCAACACCAGACACCAATTACACAATTCAAATGAATTACTACCAGGACATTCCGGCATTGGCATCAAAGGCAGATTCAGATGCAAACTGGTTATTACTGGCCCATCCAGATATTTATCTTTACTCAACTTTAACTCAGGCATCTCCATATTTGATGGACCCAGAAGGTGCCAGGACATGGGATGGTCTTTATGCAAGATCTTTACTTGAATTGAAAATTGCAGATGAGAAAAGTAGATATGCAGGTGGAACACTTACTATGAGACCCAAATATGTTTACTCATGAATGAAACATGGACTGATGAAATTATTGGCAGGAACTTATATGGTGAGGGATTATTTGGAACTGGTTATTATGGACAAACCGATTGGCACTCTTTCCCTGATACCACATTAACCTGGACAGTTCAGACTCCTTCATCTGTAACCTGGACTGGTCAAACTATAACAACAACTACATGGGCTAATCAGAGTCCTACTTCAGTAACCTGGACAAAACAATAATATGGCAAACACATTTACAACAAATTACTCTCTGATCAAAAGCGAAATAGGGGGAGATAACCAGAGCTGGGGTCAGAATCTTCATACTACGCTGGATGAGATTGACCTGGAGATTGGATCTAAAGTAGATGATGTTGATATAAAAGGATTCCAGTCAAGTGCACTTACATTTACAAATACCGGGACCAGTACAGGTACAATTTCTGCATCAACTGGAGATTTATTCCAGAACTTCAAAATAGGAGATAAGGTAAGAATCCAGGGATCTACTTCTGCAACCAATGGATCAACAGTTGCACCTGCAACACATACAATTACTTCTGCAAGTGCAAATTCCATTACAGTTTCAACAGGTCTTGTAACTGAGTCTGGAGACACTGTAACAGTTGCCCTGGTACTTGAACCAAAACATATTTCATCTGGTCCAATTATATGTGCACCTCCTTCTGGAGACACAACAACCCAGGCACTTGTTGCAACAGGAAGTGCAACCATTGGTGGGGCAACAACAGATGATGTTACTGTTACTGCATCTGTGAATTCACACCTGATACCAAAAACTGATGCAACACACAACCTGGGCAGTGATACAAAGCAATGGAATGACCTCCACATAAATGGGACTGCAAATATTGATGCACTTGTTGCAGATGCAACATTTGCACTATCAGGTTCAGGAACAGTTGCAGGAATAACTGTTACAAGTAGTGGAAGTGAAATAGGAAGTGCACACAAAACAGTTAATCTTGCAGTAACAGGCACATCTGGTAGTTACACCAACTTCAATATGGGTTCAAATGGACAGGGAGCAAAAACAGTTTCAACATCTGCCCCCTCTTCAACTACTGGTTATGCAAATGGTGATGTTTGGTATGAGATTCCATAAATGGGTAAGTCTTTAAGAGTATTAGATGGAGGTAGTTGGAAAACTATTGAAGCACCATACATTATGCATGATGATGCCTGGGAAACTGTATTCAAGGTTCATGTTCTAAATGGTGGAGTCTGGAAGGAGTCTCATAAAACTGCATATACAAAATATTCTGTTGGAACTGGTGGGCAAGCCGAAACTCAATCTGATGGTTCATGGACTGTCCCTGCAAAAACAAGATATATAAAAGTTAAGATTTGGGGAAATGGAGCATCTGGAGGTGGTGGAATAACAACAAGCAAATATAATCCTACTGGTGGAGGTGCAGTAACCCAGACCAGGGCAGTTGGAGGATCTGGAGGACATGGAGCATACCTGGAAGCAATATTAGAAACAAAACCTGGAGTAACATTTTCCTGGACAGGATTTAGTAGTACTCCATATCTGACTGCAGGAAGAGGATCACAATCTCTGCAAAGTGCAGGTATAACGGCACATGTATATAATAGTATAAATGGAGCAAAATACCCAGACCTTCCAACCTCTCATTCAATGGGTGCAATGCAAGTACATACTGCATCATACCAAATGGCATATGGAGCATTTCATGGAGAAGAAGGGAATGATGCTCCAGATATAGTTTTTACTGGAGATTCTTTAGTAACAGATGATCCATATATACTTACTGCAGGAGGAGGAAAGAAAGGTTATGGTGGAATAGTGTGGATTACTGCATCATCAAAATCTGGGAATACTCATTATTACACCCTTAGTGGTGCTTCAGGTCATGCATTTGCATCAAGTAGTTCATATCCTGGACCTTTAGATGATGGGATCACAGGTTATGATTTTACGAATACTGACCAAACAAATGCAGGATGGTCTGATGGAAGAGGTACAATGAATGCAGGAAGTGCAACTGCAACAGGAAATGGAAGTTCATTTATTTCCACCACTTTAACT